GCGTAGGTCAATTCGATAATCTTGGTACTGGTAGTGTTACAGCATCAGGTTACGTATTACCAGCTATTGACAGTTAATAACTAATAGCTTAGTTTTATTTGGGGGAGTTATCTCCCCCTATTTTTAAATTAATGGAGATATATAATGGCAGCAAGTGCAACGTTAACTAAACTAGTTGATGGGTCAAAACGCCAAGTAGTACATGTTACGATTTTATCAGATGGTGCTGAATTAACTGATTCTGTAGTATATGATTTCTCAGAAGATGGTACTCTTACGGGAGATACCACTGCTGCAAAAATTAAAATAGATCAGGTTTGGTTTAGTAACCCAACCGCAGCTGGTCAAATTTTTGTAGAACACGATGGAAGTACTGATAGATTAGCATGTGGTTCAGGATTTAATGGTAATGATCATCAAGACTTTAGAAGTTTTGGTGGAATAGGAAATCATGCTGGAAGTCCTACTGGAGACGTAACAGTAACTACATTGGGGTTTGCAAATGGCGATCAAGCGGTAGTTATTTTAGATATTAAAAAGTGTTAATTAACAAATGAGTTTTGGTAAAAAAACTAGGAATCCTGGTTATCAACCTGGAAATCATTGGGTTAAATGTGATGTATGTGATTTTGTTTACCGAGATTCAGAAATGTATGAACGTTGGGATGGAGCAGTTGTATGTGAGTACGACTGGGAAGCACGCCATCCTCAAGATTTAGTTAGAGGAGTTGAAGATAAAATAACTCCTGATGGATTTATAAGACCCGATGATGATGCAAATGCGGGACAAACAGTGTGTATAAGTAGATCTGCTAGAACAGGAAGCGCCGTAACAGGCTGTGCTAAGGCAGGAGATACTTCTATTACACCAATACCAGTGAGCGGATTATAATATGGCAACAACAAGTTTTGTAGACGGCGATACGATTATTGTAGCATCTTGGCTAAATGACGTAGATGCTCTCGTATATGATATATTTAATGGATTATCGACAACAACTAAAGGTGATGTATTAGCTTCAGATGGGCTGACATATTTACCTTTAGCGATTGGAACGAATGATCACGTTTTAACAGCGGATTCTTCAGAAGCTACTGGAGTAAAGTGGGCTGCTGCTAGCGCAGGACTATCTAACGTAGTAGAAGATACTTCACCACAATTAGGAGGTACTTTAGATCCTAATGGTAAAACTATTGGAAGGGATAAAGGTTCAGATATGGCATCTGGTAGTCCTACAGTTCCTACTGATGGAGATTATTTTGATGTAACAGGTACGACTACTATCAGTGCTTTTGTTGTAGATGCTAATCGTCATTTCTTTTTACAATTTGATGGAGCATTACAACTTACACATAATTCTACTGATTTAGATTTACCTAGTGAAGCTAATATAACTACAGCAGCTGGAGATGTGGCGGAATTTTTTAGTACTGCATCTAATGATGTACAATGTGTAAATTACACAAGGGCTGATGGAAAGGCGTTAGTATCTCATCATAGTTCAAGTAGTTTTGGTAAGGTACTTCAGGTAGTTCTTGGTAGCACTACCACTGCTGTGGACTTGGATTCAGATACTTTAACTGATACAAATTTAACGGCCTCAATAACTTGTGCGGCAACAAGTAGTAAAGTGCTTGTTTTAATTTCACAGTCAGTTGACCATAATGGAAGGTCAATTGGTCAGCTCGCGATACAACGTACAATAAGTGGTGGTGCAACAACTAAAATATTTGACGCTATCAACTTTGGTGACGCTGATAATGTACGAGCTTATCACTCAACGTATGTGCTTGATAGCCCTTCTACCACAACGGCTTTGACGTACAAGACGCAGATGGCAAGACATGACCAAAGTGGAACGATAAATGTACAGCGTGCTGATGGAAGTGACAGCGGTAAAAGTACGATTGTATTACTTGAAATAGGAGCATAGCATGGCACGTTTAGAAACTGGGTCAGTAATAGAAGCAATTAAAGCAATAAATCCTGATGCACAAACGGCGGTTATAGACAACGACCCTGACCGAATTATATGGCATAAAGGGGATGTTATTGCGAAAGATGTCATTTTAGCAAAAGTAATTGCAATGCAATACATTGAAAAACGCAAAAAAGAATATCCAGAAATAAAAGATCAATTAGATGACATCTACCATAATGGTATTGATGAGTGGAAGAAAACAATTAAAGCTATAAAAGATAAGTATCCCAAATGACGGCAGTACCTTGGTATGCTTATTTATTAATTTTATTTTTACCACTAATAATAAATACTGTGGTAGGTATTTATATACAATTAGTATTAAAACGTATTAATAGACAAGAAAGAAAAGCACCGTGGTCATATAAGAAAACTTTATTAAATGCGGTAATTATTGGTGCGCCTATGGGTGCATTAACACAAATGTTATTACAATCAGCTTTGTCTCCTTATATGTATTTAGGAGAGGAAAACCAATGGAACTTAGTTATATTTGCAGCAGTATTTAGTCCTTGGTTAATTATGTCAGGATATAGTGCTTCATTGTGGTATACAAAGAAAAAGGGATATACTATGTTGTATGAGTATTTAAGAGTGCGACATCCAAAAATAGACTATCCAGATGAAGATAGTGATTTTACTATTAAAAATTATAAGGCTGACGAATAATGATAAAGCACCCAGAAGCAGTGGTTAAAGCTATAGATTTTGTTACGTATGGCTGTAGTGGGTGGGCTTGTTTTGCAGCTTATGTAAACCATTACTCAACTCTATTTGCTCTAGGAATAGCTTTTTGCAGTTTATTGGTTTCACTAATATATAAGCATTTAAACTACAGAAACGAAACAAGAAAGTTAGATAAAATGTTTGGTCAGGAAGATTGAGTTATATTGTTATTTAAAAACAAATCATGTATATCATACTTGTAGATATTAATTTTTCTTTTGCTTGTTTGTTTCCATGTGTTAGTGTGTGAAATTCCTTTCCTTTCTGATACTTTTATCCAACCCATAGCTTTCCAAAAAAAATTACTTTCTAAATCATCTGCACACCCACAAGACCAACCAACAGTAAAAACAGAATACCCATATTCAATAACTGCATCTAATAATAATCTTCCTCTTAATAATTTTCTTGCATCTTCTTGCAAACATATTTGTGCTATTTTGCCATGTCTAATTTGTTTATGTGGTAAACCAAAACTTGCCAAACAAAATCCAACTAAATCTTTGTTGCACTCAATTACAAACAATTTATCATTACAAACATTACTCCATCTTTTACCATCTTTTATTCCTGTTACGGCTGATGTGTAAGCCATCTTTGGGATAAAACCTAAACAATGATTTTCTTTTTTACTTAAATCTACAACATAAGGAACATCTGCTAATATTGCTTGTCTTGTTGTTCCTAGATCATCTTGTTTATACATTCAAAAAGATTGAGTTATATAATTACCAGACAATGTAATATCTGAGCCTTTAATCCATTTACCATAAACTCTCGTAATCATATTTGTATTTTTGTGACCCATTTGTTTAGCTAACCATTCTCTAGGAGCATGGACTAAAAGCATGTTACTAGCAAAGCTGTGTCTAGTTTGATATTGATTACGATAGACTACCCCGGCTCTTTTACAGATCCGTTTGAAATTATTTTGTGTGTAGTTGGTTGTTAATGTTCCCCCGGTAACAGGATGCACAAAAACATAGTCATTAAAACTCGTTAAAAGTCTTTGTCTATATAAGGCTTGTTTTGCTCTTGTAGGAGAACCATTAATTACTATTTGTATACTTCTAATGCTGTCTTCAGTTTTTGGATCGCCCTCTTTACCATTGATCAGTCCTCTTCTAATTCTGACTTCATCGGAACTTATATCTTCCCATTTAAGTCCACGGAGTTCTGATGGTCGCATTCCTGTAAAGAATGCTGTTTCCCAGTAATTTTTCATATCACCTGCTTTTAACAATATCTTTTCAATTTCTTTTAAACTAAACGGATCGACCTTATGTGTCGATTTTTTTATGTCCAAAAACATATCAATCTTGGCCCCGGATAATGGATATTTGATTTTCATAAAAGTCTCAGCAGACAACATATCATAAGTAGCCTTTAGAATTATCAGTCGGTTATTAATGGTATTTTTTGTAACTGTAAAAGAAGACAGCCAATCTAAAATAGGCTTTGGACTTTCCATTAATTCACAAACACCGTATTTACCAATAGCATCTTCTATGAGAGAGGCATCCTTACAATACTTTATATAAGTACTAGGACGTAATTTTTTCCTCTTCAATTGCAACATTCTGCGTATTGCACTTTTTAATGTTTCGTCTTTAAGCGACATGCTCACCCCCTTTTTTTACCCTTTTGGCGACATCATCCATATTAAAGAAGGCAAGCATATCTTATTTTTCCTCAACGACACAAGCATTTTCTACCTTGCAAATGACATCAAAATCAGGCTTATGCTTAGCATAAGTAGCTGAAAACAGCCAAGTTGCTAGAATAATGCAAACACCAAGAATAATTGCAGCATATTCAACATCGCCAGTTAAATTTAACATTTTAGAAATCTAAAAAGTCATCATCATTAGATGGCACAGGAGCATTACTACTGCTTTCCTGTTTGTCAGTAATTTTAACAGATAAAAATGGACTTCCTTCCTGTGGTCCTTTGGTTATAACTCGTTTCCAAGCAGCAATATTTTTTACTTTCCCATCTATATCTATTGTGCCTGTCAAATCTGGTGATTTTTTATTACTGCCTTTATAATCGTTTTTAAATAAAGCACCAGTATTAGTATTGTCATATTCTTCTGTCATGGATTATCTCCCATTTTATTTCAGGTAAGGTTGGTTTAGGTGACGATTTTGAAAATCGCGGTGGTTCTGTTTTTGTCTCTATGTATTTAGTATAAATCTCTTTCAAGTATTCAAGCATAACTGTGACGTAATTTGGATCATAATTGATCTGAAACACTCTTATATGTTCAGGTGTCCAATAAGTTAAGAAAGCCTCTGTGCAACCTGTCACTTCCATGTTGAATTGAACTTGAGCATAATAATGCGGAGGTACTTCATCAGGTACAACTCGATAGAAAGGACATTTAAATTCAACCAAATTTCTACTTAACGTGAATCCGTCTGGAGTGCAGCCAAGATAATTATATTTGGTGTGAACGTAAAATTCTTGATCAGCAAGAGTTTCCTCACAGAACTCACCACAAGTATTTTCAAATGCATTTAAACAATCTTCCTCATGGTCATTCCCCCATTCGGTAGCCTCGTTGCCTTCAAATGTTTCTGTGCCAATGATTTGCCGGAAGGCTTTTTGCCGGGAACAATGTTTATTGACTCCAAGCAAAGCACCAACGGCTGAACCTGTAATTCTTCCTTCTCGATTTTTACTCAACATTTCTATCTGCCTCTTTTTCATCTGCCTTTTTCGCAATCTCATGTAAATCCTTTTTAATATCCTGCGTAAAGCCGTCTAATTTTTCACCCTTTAATTCATTCCATTTATCTTTAAGGGATGCTACTCCTTGTTCAGCAGACAGTATTAATTCTTTAAGAACCTCTGGATTAATCGCCTTTTCGACAACAGCAGAGTCTCTTAAATCTTCTTTAAGGTATAAATCTATACCTAAACCTAGATAAGCAAGGCACTTAACTAGGCATCTTTGGTGTGCAGTATTGACTTGAAAACTGTTAGGATTTTGAATTGCTTTATTCGCATAATTTAAAACAGGGAAAACTTCTGTAACTGTTTCATTGTCAGCAGACACAGATACTTTCACAAATGCCCATCCACTATGATCAAATGTATAAGGGAGTTCCGTACTGCCTATTTGAAAAAAATGTTTTTCAAATTTAACACTAGAACAATTCTGGTGCATTAATATAAACGCACCTGCCCAACTGAGATAGTCTAACCCATTTTTTTTCTCAACATATTGAGACACATTAATTGAACGTAATCGTTCAAACAATTTTTGTTTTTTTGTCGCCATTTTTAATTCTCCATCGCTTGTTTAATTAGTGCATCTATCATCGCTTTAGCTTTGACACCAATCATTAATTCATCTTCATAATTGTTACCAACTATTTGTAGTATTTCAGTAACGTCAAATTCATTCCACACATCACCCCCAACTGGGTTGTATTTTGAATGATTGCCAGTTCGGAAATCCTCAAGAGTTTGTTGATGTATTTCATCATTAGTTGGTTTTTTCGGTGGTCTAATCGGAGTAACATTATTCGTCATGGCTCACCTTCCTTACGTTGGTGACAATGCCATCGGAACTCAGAATATCTACTCCGGCTTTCTCTTTAATACGTTTAGCTAGTTCTTTCAGGTCTTTTTGAGGCCATTCAGAGACGCGTTTTATTAAATCTTTGCTTTCTTGCTGTACTAATTCTCCATTCGGTTCATTTAATTCAGAAATTGTTAATTGAGACATGTGTAACCCCCTAAATTAGTTACGTTAATGTATTATATATCATACACTTATGCCTCTTTCCTCAAATAGTTTGCAATAGTCCTTTTTTTCTATTATTCTGTTTTTCCATGAAATGTTTTACATTAATACATGCAATAAATCAACAATTAATTCATAGCAAAGGCCAAAAAGAGCCAAAACCTCCTAGAACTGGGCGGTCGAAAGATCGCCCTTCTTTTTAATATGGCAGGAGATTGGATTAAGTTTGAAAATTGCACCCCGGACAAGCCGGAGGTGTGGGCATTAGCGGAACGGCTAGAAATTGATCCTGATGCCGTCATCGGAAAACTCCTCAGAGTATGGATTT